ATGTAGGTGCCGCCCGAGTTGGTGTTGCTGACCGGCGTCCCCGCAGCGACAGCAGAGCCAGCCCAAGGGACACGCAGTGTGATGACGGTGCCAGAAATGCCACCGTCTGCGTAGAGGTCGAAGAAGGCGTTGCGGCTGTATGTCTCAGTCGGCCAGGTGTATCCGGTGGCGTCGGTGTAGTTCCAGAAGATGATCCCCCGCAGGTACGTGGCTGCACCGGCAGCGTTGTTCCAGTTGGCTGCGCTGGTCAAGGTGACCGTCGTGTTGCCAGGGTTGAGGGCGACTGCCAATGTCGTCAGCGTGTTCGGCTGCCAGGAGACGAACTGCGGTGAGATACTGAGGTTGGAGACATCGAAGGGTTGGATGCCCAGGTAGGTGTTCGCCCCGACCGCTGCCGGGTTCGTCTCCCGCATCCAGGCGCCGATGACGTAGCTGTTGTTGGGGTTGACCGGGATGTACTCGTCGGTCTGGCATGAAGAGTTCAGTGGAGCTGCGACGAGGAAGGACCCCGAGGTCCCTGCGGGGTGATCGGTAGGGACGAACGTCGACTGGGTGAAGTTGAAGTTGCTCCCCAGGTAGCCGGTGCCGTTGACGATCAGCCCGCCACCCTTGGAACGCTCACGAAGTTCGACCGTGTCGAGCGCTATCTGCTGAGGCCCCGACACCGGCTTGGTGGCGTCGGACGTGTTGTCGACGTTGCCCAGGCCCACGTCGTTCTTGGTCCCGGCCCGGAACGTGGCCAGCCCCAGGGGACCACCCGATACCAGGATATGACCCAGAGTTCCGGGGTCGATGGTCTGCTGCGCCGCGGTCGCCGGATTACCGGCAGCGATCAGTCCGTAGGCAGTGCCACCGGTCGAGCGTCCGGTACCACCGTCGACCACGGCCACGTCGGTGCCGCCCGTGGTGTAGAAGTCGGCGTCGGAGATGGCGATGTCGAACTGCGCCCGAGTCCCGGACAAGGTGTTGCTCGTCAGGTTGATCGTCTTGTTGGTCAGTGTCTGCGTGCCAGCAAGGGTGACGAGGAGAGACGTGTCAGCGATGCCATGGATGGCCGTCGTGTCTGCCTCATGGGCAGTCAGGTTGGCAGTGGTGGCCAACAGTGCAGTGTTGGTGATGCCGTGGACGTTCGTCGTGTCTGCTTCATGGGCGGCAACTGCCGCAGCGACCTCGACATCGGTGGCGTAGGCACTGAGGTCGGGGCCACCTGGTGACGCCCACGTCCCATCGGCCCGGAGGAATGCCGACGCACCGATGCCGTTGGCACCTGGCACCACACCGGGAGCCGTGGTCGAAGAGGAGAACTGGTTGATGCCCAGCGTGATGGGACCAGCGAGGGTGGTGGTCCCGGTGAGCGGGGCCGTAGTGGTGACCGCTGTGGACTTGTCAGCCTTGGAGCTGAGTGCCGTGGTGAGGGCCGAAGTAGTAACTAGCAGCGAGGTGTCAGCGATGCCGTGGACAGCAGTGGTGTCGGCTTCGTGAGCAGCGATGGCTGAGGTCACCGCAGTGGTGTCGGCCTTGGCCGTCAGAGCCGCGGTCAGGCCGGTGATCTGGGACTGGCTGAGCAGGACGGGGTCAGACCCGGCCGAGGCGTGAGTGGTCGCGTGCGCCCCGCCAGTGGCGATCGTGCTCCACTGGGTGTTGTAGTTGGTGGCGTCGACCTTGACCAGAGCCTGACCTGCTGCGCCACCGACCGGGACACCGACGCCTGGAGTGCCAGCAGCACCGGCAGTACCGGCCACGCCTTGTGGTCCCTGTGCTCCGGTCGCCCCCGTAGGTCCGGTCGGACCTGGGGTGCCGTCGTTGCCAGGGTCCCCCTTGTCCCCCTTCGCTCCCTGTCCACCGACGATCTCCCAGGTGTCGGGGCCGGTGAGAACCTTCAGTGCCCCGCTCACGGTGCGATCAGTCCCAGGCTGACGAGGGCGGCGTGGATCGCCGCAGTACTGACGGCCACACCGGTCGGTTTAACAACAGGAGCAGCTCCATAGAAGCCAACTGTCGTGCCGTCGTGGTTGATGGCCCCGTTGATCTCGATGCTGTCCACGACAGCAGAGACTGCCTCATCGGTGTCGTACCACAGCTCGGTGTCGTCAGCAGACGGAGCGCCGGGGCCGACCCACACCACATCGGTGACCGTACCGGTGCCTGCTCCGGTGGTGGTCGTGGTAGTCGTGGCGGTACCAGCGCCCAACCACACCGGGATCTCGGGGTTGCCACCGTGGAAGGCGACCCACCCCATGCCGGTGGGGCCGAGGGTGCCGACGTACTCTTCGATGGTGACCGAGGTATCACCGAACACCTGGGGGATGAACGCTGTCAACTGGGTGCCGTTGAGAGACACCGCCTTGGCTCGATAGACGCCAGGGTATGAGGCCACGATGGAACTACCTCAGGAACAGTCGGAAGGTCTGAGCACTGATCTCGGACCCCTTGTCTCCCATGATGTTGTCGAACCCGATGGCGGTGCCGAGGTCGAGGCCGCGGACAGCGACCTGCCCTCGGGCGATGGCGATCCCCTTGCACGCCTGGGCTACTGCCCCGGCCCCGATTGCCCTGATCACTGGGAGTACTGACTCATCGAAGATGGCGTGCATGATCGAGGAAGCCACCGCTTGGGGTGGGGAGGTGGCAGAGACGCGCATCACGTTCTCTTCGGCGTCGATCACTGCTCCCACTCGTGTGCCTCCAGGTTTGACCTGGGATAGCACCGTACCAGGAAGCCCTTAGCGCTGTATGACTCTTCGGTGCTGCCGCCGCTCATCGATCCAGGTCAGCGCAATGAACGCCGCCTCGGCACGACCGTCGTCGCGGACCCGCTTGAAGCTGTTGGCCCACGACGGCCAGCGCATAGTGGCCTTTGACCTCGACAGATCCTTGTCCGTGGTCAGGCCCCACCGTTTCTTCCAGACACCAGCCGTGTAGAAGTGCATCGGAATGTCGAGGGTGGCGAGGACACCGAGCACCTTGCCGTAGCCGACCCCGTAGTTGAAGGCCCCGGTGATGCCCTGCTTGGGCATGGTGTGGGCCTGCTCGACCACGGCCATGGTCACCGGGCCATACCCCTGTACCAGGTTGGAGATCATGTGGGCGTTGATCTCCGTGCCGAGTAGCGGCATGTCCTCCAGCTCCACGATGTTCCCCTCGGGTCCGAGGAAGGCCAGCGCACCCTTCTGACCAGGATCTACTCCAAGAATCCGTACCGTCACGGCGTCCATCGCTGCTGCCGCCGTTCCAACGGGGAAGCGTTGCCTCGACGGGTCAGCTCCCGCGACACCAGTTGGGCGCACCGCTCACAGTTGCCGTAGACCACCTCCAACAGCTTGCGGTTGGCGTACGTCTGGAGGTGGGCCTTGCGGGCGTTGTTCACCTCGGGAGCCAGGGCCATCTCGGCTCGGGCCACCGTCACCTTGTCCTGGGAGGACCAGTTGCCCACCATGTTCTGGGCCTCGACGTACTTGACCTCGGCTTCAGCCTGGGCCTCGGCCACCTGGGCCTGGGCGAACTCGGCGGCGGTGAAGTTCTGCCAGGCCACGTACTGGGTGAACAGCCGCATCAACCTCTCGTCGTTGATGTCGGTGATGTCGTCAGGCAGTTCCGGTACGTCGTACTGCGGCTTCCCGAAGGGCGCGCTTTCGGGCGGCGGGCTTGGCTCTGCGGACGGGGGTCGGCGTCGAACTCTGCGGCGTTGTTCCATGAGTGCTCCCTAGTTGCCAACATGTGCTCCGGTAGACGCAGGAGTGGCAGACCTTACCCTCGGGGTCATCAGCCCAGAGAGGACGGTCGGGGGCGACACCAGCCCTCACTCCTTGTGATACCTCCTTCGCCGTCTCCAGGATGGGGGCGATGAGGTTCTTGTTGTAACCGACGACGAACTCTTTCACCTGTTGTGTGAACTTGGCCTCGTAGATGAAGGTGATCTGTTCATACGCAGGCCACACCATCCACAGATACAACTGTCCCTGACGCATGTGAGTACCGAAGGGGTGGGTGATGTCCCGCCAGATGTCCTCGGCCTTGTCGCCGTCGAGGTACCTGTTGTAGAGACGAGGAGCTTCGAAGGCCAGGGTCCTGATGCCGATCGACTTGATCTCCACCAGCGTGCGCTCCTTGGCGAGGTGAACCCCGGCGTCGGCGTGACCCTCCACCATGTAGCGGGTCTGGTGGAGGGGCAGCTCCATGTAGCTGACCCGCTCGCTGCGGCAGAACTGGCACTCGGCAGGGGACTTGGCGTACCAGCGATGGCCGCACTCCCGGCAGCGGAACATGCCGACGAGCACACCCATCTCGTAGAGCCAGTCCTGGTACTTGCCGTGGATCGCGTGGCCCTCAGCGAACACGTTCTGCATCCGGAAGCTGGGGTTGGCCTGGCTCACCTTGTCCACCGGGGTGTCGATGATGCGGTAGTAGTCGTGGCGCCCGCACCAGTCGGCCTTGCACATGTCGGAGGGGTGCATCATGTTGGCCGACCGCTCGGGGTTCTCTTTGATCGAGCGCATGACGTGGCGCTCGATCTGGGGCAGGAGCAGGCCGGTACCCCGGTATGTGTTCTTCAGCCGGTCAAGCGCCGTCGCTCGGATGACTCGCCTCAAAGTCCCCCTCCTCGATCAGGATCAGGCGGCGCTTCTTCTTCCCCAGAGTGATGTGCATGGCCGGGATGCGCCCGTCCTGGAGGGCGTGCTGACGGAGCTTCTCCCAGTCGTCCTCCTTGATCGTGTACTGGCGGTTCCCCGTCGTCTTCTGCTCCCACAAGATCCCACGCTCCCGCACATCGTTGCGCCGCAGCCATCCACTGCCGCTCCCGCCAGTAAGGACACCGGTACGGAGACGTGCGAGCCGACGCTCCTCTTTCTCCCACTCCTTCACTCATCCAGCCAGACAATCCTGGTCTGCCCACCATGACCGTGAACGTGCTCGACGGACTCCAGGCCGCGCTCGTAGTGGACGACCGACGAGGGCCACTGGCTGATCCAGTGGAGGACAGCCACACCATCGGTGAAGAGGATGCCCTCGGCCACCACTCCGGTCCCCGAGATGCCGGTGACATCAACGTCCCGGTGGAGTTCGAACCTCTTGGCGGTCACCGACCTTGGTCCTCCTCGTACAGGCCGTCGTGCTGGCGTACCCGGCGCATCTCCTCAACGATGTCCTGATCCTCGGCCCACACCGCACACAAAGCACGGTTGAGGCGGAACGTGATCGGGCTGTAGCGCACCGGAGCGCAGTGGATCTTGGCGTTGGCCTGATCCAGTGCTTCGAAGTGCAGGAACGCCCACAAGGCTGCCTCTCGTAGGTTTTCTACATCCATCACGCCTTCTTCCTCACGGTGCGCTTCTTCGGGGTGGTCGGGATGGGCGGTGGCTCACCCAGGAGGAGGCGGCGCACCTCCTTCTCGATGGTGTCACGGATGTCGTAGTCCTCACGCATGGCCTGGACCGCAGCCTCCTTGCCGTTCCACTTGTGGATGTCATAGTGATACCACGCCCCGTGCCTCTCGATCACGTCGTAGGTCAGGCCGATGTTGAAAATCTGGGTGACCACGTCGTAGTCGCCCTTGCGGTACGGCCCGTAGTCAGTGAAGTAGAAGGGTGTGACACCGGTACGCATCGGCGGGGCCGTCTTGTTCTTCATCGCCAGGCCCTTGATGACCAGGCCGACCTTGTTCTTGTCGGCGTCGGTGATCCACTCGTCCCGGACCACCTCGACTCGCGTGAAGTAGGAGAAGTTCTTCCCCTTGCCACCCGGCGTAGTGCGAGGGTCGCCGTACATCACGCCGATCCGGTCCCGCCACTGGTTGATGATCAGGCACAAGCACTGGCGCTCCTCCTTGCCCCGGCGCTGGACCGAGGGCGACTTCCTCATCAGCTTGTTGGTCAGGCGGGCACCGAGGCCGGGGAGCCAGTCACCCATCTCTCCCTCGCCCTCGCCGCTGGGAGTGAGGGCCGGGTAGGAGTCGAGGACGATGGCGTCCACCGACTGAGACTCCAGGGCCTCCAGCATGATGGTGTAGGCGTCCTCCATCACGTTGGTCTGGGCCAGGACGACGCGGGTCAGGTCCAGGTTGAGGGCCTCGGCCCACTGCTTGTTGAAGTCCTCACTTGCTACCCACAGGCACCGGTAATCAGGGTTCTCCTCCTGGTTGGCGGCGATGGTCTTGAGGGCCATCACCGTCTTGCCGTTGGACTCGTTGCCGATGATCTCGTTCCAGGCGTTGAGCGGCCAGCCACCGCCCAGCATCAGGTCGAAGGAGAGGCTGCCGGTGGTAACTCTCTGGAAGGTCGGTATCTGGCTGGCATACACCAGTACCGGGGCCTTGAACTGCTTGTTGATGGCGGTGATGAGAGCGTCAAGCTCTGGTGTTGGCATGTTTCCTCCCGGAACAAGAGTCCTGATGGACGGTCACTGTGAACTCCAAGGTCTGTCGCCCAAGGACCGAGACGACTCCCTTGCAGTGCTCGCAGGTGTACGAACGCTTCTTACGGGGAGGCGGCGGGGGTGGCCTACGTCGGACTATCCGCCTTGCCATGAGGTCATCAGCCCCTGCTGGAACATCCCGTTGTACCCGCAGGCGAAGCAGTGGGGGGCCGGGGGCGGGCCGCGACGTGCCCCATCGGTGCGGCTGTAGAAGTTGGGGGAGCCACACTCCGGGCACGGTTCGCTGTCGATCTTGTGGGCCTTGCCGCCACGCCAGGTCTGCATGGCACCCCACAAGTTGTCGATCGTCACTTTCTCCAGCACCGGCTGCGGGGGTACGTTGGCGTATGCGTTCCCACCCGGCGGGTACGGGGATGCCTGTTGTTGGGTACCCGCCGGGGCCACTGACGGCCGTGGCCCCGGTGAGGGTTGCCTGACGGCCGCTAGCCGCCTGGCATACCAGGACTGTGCTGAGTCGCTCACGTCGTCTCTCGTAGTACGTCCGAAAGAAACGACAGCAATGCCCCGGAGATGCACTCGGTCAGAGCCTCGGGCGACATCGCGCTCGCCGCAGGCAGCGAGGACACGATGTCGGCTGCGTAGGCGTCAGCCTTGGCGACGACCATCTCAGCCACAGGACTCAGAATACCGAGAGGCACGGACATGATGGTAATACAGCGGGGGTTCCACTGTTTCACTTCCCTTTCGCTGATGCCCAGTTGTACCCAACGTCAGCCGACACCACCAGGGGAACGTTCCCAAGGATCGGTCGGCCGTCATTGCCTACCACGTTACTCATTGTGGCCCTGACCAGGGGGAGCACTTCGTCAACACAATCTTCACGGACCCTGATCACCACCTCGTCGTGGACCTGGACCACCATCTGAGCCGGGTAGGGGGCCAGCTTGGGGGCCAGATCCAGCATCGCCATCTTGGTGATGTTGCTGGCGAAGCCCTGGACTACAGCATTCACGGCTTGTCTCTCGGCCTTGAAGCGCATCCACTTGTCGTCCTCGCTGAACCGGTAGAGGTCGGGGAGCCTGCGCTTACGCCCGTATGGAGGGATAGTGACATACGGGGGGCTGCCGATGGGGTTGGCCCGATCTCCTGATCTGCCGGCCTCCTTGAGCAGGCGCTGCTTCCAAGGCTCCAGCCCCGCGAACTTGTCGTAGTACCCGGAGATCAGCAGCTTGGCCGTGGCCTTGGAGCAGCCAGCCACCTTGGCGATGCGGTCAGGACCAGCACCGTAGAGGGTGGCGAAGTTCTGGGTCTTGCCGACGTGGCGCTGGGCCTCGGTGACCTTGTCGAGGCCGACGAGGTACATGGCGGCAGCGGCTGAGCGGTGGATGTCCTCGCCGTTGAGGAAGACCTGGAGCATGGCCGGGTCCCGGCAGAGATAGCCAACGCAACGCAGCTCCACCTGGTCGTAGTCGGCCACGATCAGGAGGTGGCCGGGGCCAGCGATGAACAACTGCCTGATCAGAGGACCCTTTGGCAACTGCTGGAGGTTGGGCTTCTCGGCTGACAAGCGTCCCGTGACCGTCCCATGCTGCTTGAAGCTGGTGTGGACTGTCGGTACCCCGGTATCGGGGTTGACGTAGACGATCTGGTCGAGGCCCTCCACGAACGTGCCCCGCAGCTTCTCGTAGGCCGACCAGTCCTTGAACAGCTCGGCCATCTCGTTGCGGTTGGCGTAGTGCTCCAAGGTGGCCTTGTTGAGCTGTGGTAAGTGCTCTTTGGGGGTGAGGGTCAGGGGCTTGAGGCCCTCGGTCTTCAACTTCTTGCTGGAGTTGTTGGTGGCGAACACAGGGTCGCCGTGGCCGAACAGGACCCACCGCTTGGCTGTCAGGTTGGAGAGGGGGAACTGCCCATCGGCCCGCTTGTAGGCAGCCTGCTCGATGCGGTCGATCTCTGACTCCAGGCCCTCGCGTACCGTGTCGAGGACCGAGGGGTCGATCTGGAACCCGTCGTACTCCATCTGCATCAGCAGGGGGTAGAGCTTCATCTCCAGCTCGTAGACCGGGAGCAGCCCCCTACTGCTGAGTAGGGGGAAGAAGCGGGCGAACTGGAACCAGCAATACCTGATGTCCTTGGTCAGGTACCGAGCGGCCTCGTCCATGGCGTAGTTCTCGACCCCGGCCTTGCCCATCTCCGGATACCACTGCCTGGGGTCGACACCCAGCTTGCGAAGCTCGGGGCCGAACCAGTCTCGGGTCAGTTCCTTGAGGCCGTAGTTCTGGAGGTTCTCGTTGAGGACGTGACGGATGAGGATCGTATCGTGGTATGGCCCCGGTGGTATCTCGTCGTCGTAGTACTTCGCCAACGACTGCATGTCGAATTTCACCGAGTGGCCGAGCTTGGTGGTGTCGCTGAACAGCAGCGGCTTGATGATCTGACACAACTCGTCGGGGTACAACTGCTTGGGCGGCTTGGCATAGACGGCGGGGATGGGCACGTCCACCATCCGCATCGACGGTCGGCCCAGGCCGGTGAGGCCACGCGGATCGGGGGGAGGGTAGGCCACACACGCAGGCTTCTTCACCTTGTGGGCCGGGGAGATCAGTGGCCCCTTGGGGTGGCCGGTCGGGATCAGGAAGGTGCGGTCGTCAGCACCCAGCCCGACCCACAGCAACTCGTTCCAGCGTGGGGCCTGTCGTGTCGTCTCGATGTCGATGACGACGGTCGGTTCACCCGAGAGCAGAGCGACTGCTGATACGACCTGCTCTCGGGTGAGAAGTACATGGGGACGGCGTCTCACGACTCAGTCGTAGTCGTCCACCATCTCGGTCGCCAACTCCCGCAGCTTGGAGGGCAGGGGGAGGTCGATGATGTCCTTGGTGTACAACTCCAGACGCTTGAAGGCGTCGTCGGTCGGGACCTCCACGTCGTAGTCCTCTTCCAAGGAGGTCGCCTTGATCGGCGTGACGTTGTACTGGACGGTGCCCCGCTTGCCCGTCTTCGACACCAGGAAGTAGCCCTTGGTCAGGGGGGCGATCTTCGGGTCGTTGGCGTAGCTCTTGAGCACGTTGAACAGGCGCGCCCCCACGTCCCACGACTTGCGCTCGACCTGACCGGCATCACCGATGATGGCGATGTTGAACGCCGACACGGCCTGGGCCTTGTCCCCGATCTCGCACAGCGGGCAGTCCTTGCTCACCGTCTTGAGGCAGGTCCAGGCCCGGACGGTGCGCCCCTCGGGTGAGTTGCGCTCGATCCAGTGGCGCCGGAACGAGGCGTACGGGTTGTCCTGGAGGAACTTGATGACCTGGCTCTTCTCCTCGGGCTTGAAGGCCGAGGCCCACTGGGAGGTGGAGTCCATGATCTGCTGACCGGCCGACCATCCTTCGTGGATGGCACCGTGGTCGGCGGTGTTGTCTTCGTCAGCGTCCCCGTTGCTCGCTGCCTGCATCTTGGGCGGGGCCGGGGGAGTGGTGTCTTCTTCGTCGTCTTCGACGGGACGCCGGATGATGGGTCGTTTGCTCGGTGGCACTAGCTCTATCTCCTTATGTGTTACTTGCTGTTGCTGTCACCAGCCAGTATCTCTCGATACAGGATGGCTACATCTCGGGCGAAGGCTGGCGTCGGGGCCTGCTTGTTGAGCAGGACACGGTGCTTTCTCGCCAGGGCGAGGATACCTTCGATCTGTGTCCGTGTCCAGAGCCGACGCCCCTTGTTGGAGGGGGCGAAGGACCCCGCCTGCTCCTTCTGCTTGACCTTGTAGGAGCGGGGTGACCGGTACGGGGTGTTGGGCATCAGCTTGCGCCCCTCCCACAACCTGATGGCCTGCTGGCTGTAGCCGAGGGCCTTGGCCAGGTGGGAGATGAGGAAGAACTCCTGCTTCTCCCCGTCGATGCGGTAGTACACCGGGTTGGCGTCCCACTCGGCCCGCTCCGCGATCACCGCCTCCTTCTCGGGGGTGCGGTTGACGGGCTTCTTGCGACCGGGGTAGTCGAGGAGATCCTTGAACCGGTCCATCACCTTGTCGTCGGTGTCAGTCATGCATCACCTTCTCCAGCATGCGCTGGGTGTCCTCGCGCCAGGAGATGAGGGCCGGGATGGCCTGGATCGGGACGGCACCCTTGGGGTAGAGGATGCTGAGGACAGCGGCGAAGATGTCTTCGACCCGCCACTCATGATCGATCTCCTTGCGGGGCCGACCGATGGGGTTGGTGCCCTTCTTCTTGTAGCCGGGGGTGATCCCGTGCTCCATGGTGCGATGCCGTGCCATGGCGATGTTCGTCTTGAAGTTGTCCCGTCCGCACTCGGGGCACGGGGTGGGAGGAATGTGAGTCATCTTGTGGCCGTTGACCGCCGCCTTGGAGGGGAACTCCTTGCCGCACACATCGCAGGGGACCATGGGTGGGAGGATGTCGCTCATCGCCTGCCCCTTCCCCTTCCCCTCTTCTGTTCCTGGAGGCGCTGTGTCAACAGCATCACCCGGAAGTCGGAACGGGTCGGCCGCGTACCCCTGGAGTAGCGGTAGAAGTTGGGGTACTGGTAGTGGCGGTAGACCAGTTGACCGAAGGCGCCGACCACGTCACGCCGCTCGGTGCCGCACCGCTCACAGCGCAGCGTCAACGGCGTCCCCATGTCGGTGCTCCAGTTGCTGTCGTAGTCATGCCAGGCATGGCCCATCGTGTTGCAACGGATGAACCCGTCCCGTTCGTGGGACTCGGTGGTCTGGAAGCCCTCCAGCACATCCGTCAGTGTCTCAGCCGATGTCACAACGTGTTCTCCGTTCAGCAGTTTGGGGAGATGATACTAGCTGTTCCTATCAACTCTGTCGATCAGGATCGTTGTACCGCTCACGGTCCAAGCGCATGCACAACTTCTTCATGGCCGCAGGTGGGACACGGTTGATGTCGGTGTTGTCGGGGGCACGGTGACGTGCCCAGGCCACAGGGATCAGACCCAGGGCCGCGATGCAGAGCAGGAGGATGCCCCCGACAACGTCACTGTTCACCGTCCCCTTCGCCCTCGACCAGGTAGAAGGCGTAGCTCTCCGACTTGTCGAAGAGGGCCTCCATCTCCTCGTCGCTGATGTTGCCGCTGTAGTTGGCCCCCAGCACGGCGTCCTCGTCCAGCACCCTCACCATCTCGGTGCAGGAGTCCAGCAGTCCCTTGGCCTCCAGGAAGGCCATCGTCCGCTCGGGGTTGAGGGTGGTGGACTCGCGCCGCTGGCGCAGGATGCCGGTGATCTCCTTCTCCTGGGCCTTGCCCTTCTTGTAGCTGGTGAAGATCACCGGCTCCTCCAGGAGCAGCTTGCGGCTGCCGTTCTCCCCCAGCTCCCCCACCTCGGCCAGCAGTTCCATGAACTGCTTCTTGTACTTGCCCGTCACCAGAGCGGCCCGCTCCTCGGCTGACCTGCTCAGCAGGTAGTCGGCCACCTGCTGGTCGAGGTCAACGGTACTGGCCTCTCGTCGCTTGATCCGTCGTATCACCATGTGTCGATACTAGGCGTCGAGGAACTCCCGCAGTGACTCCAGGTCGAGAGTGATGTTGCCGCTGCGGTCGAACTCGCCGTCGATGAAGGCCCTCGCCACTTTGGCCTTCTGCGTGAGCATCCTGAACATGCGCTCCTCGATGGTGCCGTGGCCGTACATGTAGATGATGTTGATCTGGCCGAAGGCCGACGAGGTGCGGTCGATGCGTGCCACTCGCTGGGCCAGGGCACCGGCACTCCACGGCAGGTCGTAGCAGATGAGATGGGAACCCTGGTTGAGGTCGACGCCGTACGCGCCGGCGTCGGAACTTAAGAAGACTCGGCAGCTCGGCACCGTGTTGAAGCGTTCGATACGCCGATATCGCTCCTTGGCATCAGTGATGTCGCCCGTGAGCGTCGTGAATCCAACCTGCATGTTTGTTATCCGCTGGCCGATCATGCGGAGCATGCCCTTGAAGAACGAGAACACCACGACCTTGTGGTCAGGGTCTTCGTCCAAGATCTGGGTGATCGTCTCGATCAGGGCGTCGAGCTTGGCGTTGTCCACAGGCAGATCGTCGAGAAGACCCGCTGACTTCAGATAGCTGGCGTACTCCGATCCTGCCGCCGATAACGGGCTATCGAAGTCATCGGCACTGCCCCGGAGCAGCCACGGATGGCAGCTCAGCATCCTCATTGCCAACAGCCGTGACATCACAGCACCCATGAGGGAGCCGCCCTGTTCCCTGTAACCCCTGCCGTAGTGGGAGTCGAGGTCGAAGCCGCCGCTGGCATTACCGGCCAGGGCTTTGTCGATGGCGTCACTGAGATCCTGCTTGACCAGATCGTGCAGGGCCATGGTGGGGCCGTCGAGGACCACCGGCATCTCGATCTCGACGCGGTCGGGCAGCCACTCTGCGATGTCCTCTCGGCTGCGCCGGAACATGGCTGGACCCAGGCGACCCTGGATCAGGTGCAGGTTGCGATACCGGCGCGGCTTGCCCCAGCCGTCACGCACGATGAAGGTGCGGTCGAACTTCTGGAAGGAGCCGAGCACATCGGGGTCGATGAACTCCATGATCGAGAACAGTTCCTCGGGCCGGTTCTCCACCGGTTGACCGGACAGGCCGAGACGGACGGGGCAACGACGGGCCAGGATCTTGGCCCGCTTGGTGCGCTTGGCGGCGAAGCCCTTCAAGGCAGAGATCTCATCCATGATGAGGAAGTCGATGGCGAGGAACTCCTTGATCTCCTCCCAGTCGTTGACCAGACACTCGTAGTGGAGGATCGTGTAGTGATACCGTGAGGCTCGGCGGATGGCGGCGATCCGACTCCGCTTGTCGCCATCCACCACCTGGACGCTGGCCCGCGGGTCAGCCTTGGAGATCTCCCGCACCCACTGGTGCTTGGTGGACTTGAGCGCGAACACCGCACCGTGTGATACCTCACCACGGCGACGCATCAGTCTGATGGCAGCAACCGAGGTGATCGTCTTGCCCGATCCCATGACCATGGCGAGCAGCAGGTTGGAGCGATCGAGGATGCGCTCGACCGCCTCAATCTGGTACGGGCGCAGTTCCACTTCGACGCATGATACGACGGCTCACCCAGAGCACCTCTTCCTGAGCAGTAGATCCTCTTCCCGATCGTGAGTTACGAGTGGTCGCCATGACGTGGCGCCCCCACTTCTTGAACCAGTCGTCGTAGTGCTCGTTGGCGTACCCCGACAACAGGATCTGGTGGCCCAGCCCGGACAGTCTCTGCAACTCATAGGCCAGAGCTTCGTGTTCCTCGACGGTGGACAGGTCATGGAGATACTTCGAACCGTTACGGGTCATACTGAGATATGGGGGGTCGCAGTACACCACGCAGTTCTTATCCGGCTTCTTCATCCTGGCCAGAAGCGTCATC